GACACAGTGGGTAATCTGAAGCGAAAAGCGAAGGCTGCCGGCGCGAAGAAGGCAGTTATTGACGCCATTACAGGAGATTCGGACACGGACTACCAGACAGGAGACCGCGCACAGTACGAACTTGAGGCATCGGAAGACGCCGCGAAGGCCACAGCCGTCATAAAACTGTGGAAAGAAGACGTCAACGGCGAGATGCACGTCTTCAAGCGCGAGTCCACGGCGTCTGTGGTGTTCATCGACAAGACGGACACAAAACTATGGCGGTATCCGCTGGCATGGGGGAACTGGGACAGCAGAAAAGGATCCTACCACGGCCAGAGTCCGGTTACCGGCCTCGCGCCGAATTGGATTTTCATCAATAAGCTGTTTGCCATGATGGCAGTCAGTCTGATGAACACGGCATTCCCCCGGTTGGTGTACGACAAGACCAGAATCAGCGCAGTCACGAACACAATCGGCGCGACATACGCCGTGAACGGTGAGGTCGGCTCGGCCATGACGTACCTGCAGGGTGCACAGCAGAGCGGTAACGTGATGAGCAGCATCGACGCGGCCATAAAGTACACAAAAGACATGTTGGGCGCATCCGATGCGTTCATGGGCGACATTCGGCCAGAAAACAAGAGTGCAATTATCGCTGTTACAAAGAATGCGGCTATCCCGCTTGAGAATGTGAAGGCAAACCTGTACCAGTTTGTCGAGGACATGATCCTGATCTGGCTGGACATGATGCGTGCATACTACGGGGAGCGGTCGGTCATCAGAACAGAACTGGGCCAACAGACGAAGAAGCCGTTCAATTTCGACGCCCTTGGTAGCTTTGATATGGCGGTTCGTGTGGACGTCGGGGCATCGTCATACTGGTCAGAGATCGGAACATTGCAGACGCTCGACGCCCTGCTCGACAAGAAGGTCATCAGCCCTGAGATTTACATCGAGATGATCCCTGACACCGTGCTGAATGGGAAGGCAAAGATTCTGGAAAGCCTGAAGTCGATGAACAAGACGCAGACGGTGGTGAACCTGGCGCTGATGGACTTTGTGAAGTCGTTGCCGCCAGAGAACCAGCAGTCAATACGGAATCTGCCAGAAGAACAGATGCAGAACGCGGCGATGGAGATGTACGTCCAGCAGATGTCGCAGAAACAGCAGGAGCAGACGATGATGCCGGCCCCGATGGGCGGCGCGGCAGAGGCCGCAACGAGGCCCATGTAAAGTCAAAGTAGCGGAGTACCATATCCGCTTTTGAAGAAGGAGACCCGATATGTCAGAGATGGAGACCACCGTACCACAGGAGTCTCAGCAGGCCGAGGTAGCCGCCGCCATCGTGGAAGCGTCCACCACAACGCCAACAGAGCAGGCGCCGCAGGCACAGGAACCGAGGAAACTGAAGGTCAAGTATCTGCATGAGGACAAGGAAGTCACAGAGGACGAGGCCGTTCCCCTGATTCAGAAGGGTATGGACTACGACCGAGTGAAAGCCCAGTCCGAGGCGTTGATGGAAGACCGGAAGTACATTGAGGACTTGGCAAAGGAATACGGGATGGACCCGAAGACGTTGAAGACAGAACTTGCGAAGGCCGCTAAAGCCACGAAGATGCAGGAGCTGACAGCGAAGGGAATACCGGACGATGTAGCCGAGGAGATCATTGAAAGCCGAAAGTTCCGAGAAGAGCAGAAAGCCAGAGAAACGCAGGTCCAGGCAACAGAGCGGCAAAACCGCGAGGCAGCAGAGTTTCTGAGGGAGTACCCCGACGTGAAAGCGACGGACATCCCACAGAACGTGTGGAACGATGTGAACAACGGAATCCCGCTTGTCCACGCATACGCACGGCATGAGAACTCATTGCTGAAGGCACAGATGAACAAGGCCAGCGCGGCGGCAGCGGTGCAGAGCAAGAGTGCGGAGAACGCATCAGCAGCACCGGGAGCCATCGGAGGTTCTGCTCCAAGTCCTGACTACTATTCTCCTGAGCGGGTTGAAATGATGAGTGATAGACAAATAGCCGACAACTGGACAAAGATTCAAGCATCAATGAAGAACTGGAAATAAAGGAGGATATCCACAATGGCAATCAATTCAATCAATGTGATCCCTAAGTTGTACAGTGGCAAGATTCTCAGGACTCTTGAGAACAACCTTGTCGCGAAGAAAATCTGCCCGATGTCTCCGTCTGCCGAGATCACCAAGATGGGCGATACCGTGTACTTCCCGTCTCTCGCTGATCCCACCATCGGCACGTACACCGGAGCCGCGTTCACGTACGAAGACGTTGACGACGCGAAGACCGCGTTGCTCATCGACCAGTATAAGTATTTCGCGTTCCAGGTTGACGACATTGACACCGCCCAGGCCAGCATTGACATCAAGGGTTCTCAGGCCGAGCGCGCCGCGTACAAACTGCGCGACACTATTGATGCCGCGATCCTTGCCCGTTATGTTGACGCAGGTACCAGTCTCATCGAGTCCGCCGTTACTTCCGCAACGATTCTCTCCAGCATCGCCCGTATTGGCCGCGCACTTGACGAGAAGAACGTCATGGCGAACGACCGTTGGCTCGTCATCAACCCTATCGTGAAGGAGCGCATGATCCTCGCAGGCATCAAGTTCCAGATCGAGAACGGCGGCACGGGCATGGACGGCGGCATCAGCTTCTGTGACTACCTGGACTTCAAAGTCTACGTCTCGAACAACCTGTACAAGACCGGCACAGACGAGACTCAGGTTGCGTACGTCATGGGCGGTTCCACCAATTCCATCATGTTCGCCCAACAGATCATGAAGACCCGCGCCATGGAATTGCAGACCAGTTTCAAGATGGGCGTGTCAGGTTTGGTGACATATGGCATTAAAACCATTAAGCCTCAAGAATTGGTAACAAATGTCATGACATTTGCTGCGGAGAGCGCAATCTGATTTATGTAAACCAACACAACGATTGAAAGGAAGGTAATATATGGCAGCCGTTGCAGTAACTCAAAACAAGAACGTCGCCCTTGACACAGTGCTTGCGATTACCGCGTCCCCGGCTACGAATGATCAGGCCAATCTGACCGACGTATTTAGCATCACGCCTACTTCTCCCACGGAGAAACTCGTCATCACTTGCAGCAACGCGAACAGCCACGGTTCCGTGTCTCTGTCCGTCGCGGCTGGTGCATTCCACAGCGCCTCTGCTGCGCTGACTCTGACCATCCCGCAGAACACCACGAACAGCTTCGTGCTTGACCCGTCGAAGTACCTGTCCTCTGCTGGTGTGTACGTCATCACGGCGACCCCTGCGACCGGCAAGATTCTTCTGACGAACCACGCCTTCACGATGACCGCCATTGAGAACAAGTGCATCTAACTTGTGGTAGGCAGAAGATTATGGTACAATAAAGCCATAGGATGCCAACTCACCATGGGGGCAGGACAACAGTGTATGTCCTGCCCCTTTTCTAAGGAGAACACCATGGTATTCTTGACAAGACAGGATCAGGATCCAAGCACAGTGATTGTGGACAGGCTGACACGAAGGAAACTGGGACAGTTCAAGGACGGACGGTTTGAAACAGAAGATGTGAAATTGATAACAAGACTTGCACCACATTATGGAACGGAAAGGATTGGTACGGAGAATGAATGCAAGGTTGAAAGCATACAAAGTTCTGCTCAACGCCGTAAACGCGACCGCGAGCGCAGTAATTGATTTGAAGGGTGACTTCGATTCTTTGTCACTTCAGATCATCGGAAGCGCTGCGAACAGTGCCAGGACAATCACATTTGAGGAATCTCTGGATGGCACAGAGTACACGGCAGCTACGGGATTACTCTCCGCTGACCTGGCTACTTTGGCATCAAGCACCACGAACAAAGCACAGAAATGGATTTTCGGAGTTACAGATGTGACTCGATTCAAGGTAACTCTGACAGCGATCACCGGAGGCACAATCACGGTTGTGGCTTCGATGACAAGGGGGTCTTGATTATGGCAATAGATATGATCGCCAGGGGAATGTCAGGAGCCAATAGCGCCCAATTGTCCCAAATTGCATCGTAGAGGGAGGCAATCATGAGAGGTTCTGGATTGTGCATCCCTGACATATGGCTACAAGACCCAGCCGAACAATCTCCAATGGAACGTGGTTTGTCTGCCAACCTCCGTGGTGGTGGTGGCTATCCTCCCGCACTGGCATCCAATGTCTTGGCGTGGTGGGATGCGGGG